GGAGGTGACCGATCAGTGGATCACTGAAGTGCTGGACACCGCTGCCTAAGGAGGCCGTTTTATGATTCCGGAAGTGCTCTACAACACCAACCTGTTCGTGGACGGCATCAGCCTGCAAGGCGACGTGCCGAGCCTGACCCTGCCCAAGTTGACCCTCAAGACTGACGAATACCGCGCGGGCGGCATGGATGCGGCGGTCGAACTCGACATGGGTATGGAGAAGCTGGAAGCCAGCTTCATTACCAATGGCGTGCGCCGCGAGGTGCTGAAGTTTTTTGGTCAGGCTGATCTGACCGCGTTCAACGCCTCGTTTCGCGGAGCCTTCAAGGGCCAGAAAGGGTCGGTCAAGGCGGTGGTCGCCACCCTGCGTGGCAGCCTCAAGGAAGTCGATCCGGGGGACTGGAAGCCGGGTGAAAAGGGCGAGTTCAAGTACGCCGTTGCGGTGACCTATTACAAGCTGGAAATCGACGGCAGCGTGATGTTTGAAATCGATCCCCTCAACTCGATCCGTGTCGTCGATGGTACCGATCAACTGGCCGCCGTGCGGTCCGCCCTGGGCATGTAAGGAGCACCACCATGAACAACGCGAAAGACAACGTCCTGCCGAAATGGCTGCAACTGGGCAGCGGCATCGCCACCGTAACCCTGTCCCGGCCGAGCGAGGCTAACGGCATTCAGGTCGACAAGCTGACCCTGCGTGAACCGACGGTGCGCGAGATGCGCGCCGCCACGTTGCAGGGCGGTAGCAACGAAGAAGAACAGGAAATGGTTTTGTTCTGCAGTCTTGCGAGCATCGGCCGTGCGGATCTGGAGGGGCTGCTGATGCGTGATTATCGTCGTCTGCAGACCGCCTATTTTCGTGTGGGAGCAGATGACGGGGTTTAACCCCAAGCTGCAAAAAGTCCTGGCTAAACGCTTGGCCGTCGAGCTGAACTTTTCGGCGGCCGAGATTCAGCGGCTGTCGTTTTCCGAGATGGTCTGGTGGCTCACGGATTGAGCCCATCCCCTTTGCACACAGGTACCCTGCATGGCGAACAAACTCTCGCTCGGGCTGGTGATTGGCGGTGCCGTCGATTCCTCCCTCGGCGCCGCCTTCAAGAACGTCAGCGGCGAAATGAAAAAGCTCGAGGCGCAAACCACCCGCGCCAAGGGCTTGCAGAAAGTCATCGGCGAGACCATGCGTCTGCGCGATGAATGGAAAAAAGCCCACGACAGTGGGGCGGCCAACGCCGATGCTTTGCTGCGCAAACTGGAGACCAATACCAATAGCCTGCGCAAGCAGGGGGTGGAAGTCGGGCGCTTGCGTCAGGAGTACCTGGCGCTGGGCAAGGTGGTGCGCAGTGCCGAGTTCAAAGCCAAAGGCATGGAGCAGGTGCAGGAGGGGCAAGAAAGCCTGCGCAGCGGGTTCGGTACGGCGGTGGCCGGTACCACCCTAGCGGCCGTGCCGACCAAGGTCAGCGCGGATTTTCAGGCGATCATTCGTGACATCGCGATCAAGTCCGGTACCGCCAACACCCAGCAGGAAGTGAACACCGCGCGCGACATCGTCCAGACCTCAAAAGACACCGGCATGGCCAACACCCAGGTGGCCGAGCTGGTGAACCAACTGGTTGGCGGCGGCATGGATCTGACTGAAGCGCTGAAGTACGCCCCGGTGGCGGCGAAGTTTGCAGTCGGGCAGGGCGCGTCGGGCACCGACACGGCGAAGATGATTCTGGCGATGCAGAACAACGCCAAGATCACAGACCCGAAAAAAATGGAACAGGCCTTGGCATCGGTCGCGCTGCTCGGCCAGCAAGGCAGCTTTGAGGCGGCCGACATGGCCAAGTGGTTTCCGGAACTATTGGCGCAGATGGCCAGCAGCGGTATCACCGGGCAGGACGCGGTCACCCAACTGGGCGCCATGCTGCAGGTGCAGATCAAGAGCGCCGGCAGCGCCGATGAGGCGGCGAACAACCTGAAAAACTGGGTCGCGAAAATCGGCTCGGGGGAAACCGTTAAAGGCTATGCCGATGCCGGGATTGACTATCAGGGTTCGATGAACGCGGCCATTGGCAAGGGCCTGTCGACCTTTGAAGCCAGTTTCGAACTGGCGCGCCGGTACGTGGAAAAGACCGATCCGAAAAAGGCCAAGCAGCTGAATCAGGGGCTGACCCAGATCAGCCAGGAGACAGACCCGGCCAAGGCGCAAGCGATGGCCGATGCCTTGGCCGCCACTTTGCGTACCGGCGATGTGTTTGCCGACATGCAGGTCAAGACGGCCCTGATGGCGTACACCCAGAACAAAAAATTCTACGCGGACCTGAAAAAAGGTGCCTCGGATCCCAACGGCCCGCGCAAGGACATTCTCGACAAAAACCTGAATGAACGGCGTGAAACGTCAGCGCAACGCTGGGCCGAAACCGGTCAGGCGTTCAACGATTCGTTGCGCGCCATCGGGGATGCCCTGCGCCCGGCGACGGATGCGCTGGCCATCGGTATCAGCGGCGCGGCGCGGGGCTTGACCGCGTTGTCCGAGCAAGCGCCCCAAGTGGTGCTGGGCCTGGCGGCAGTGAGTGCCGGAGCGCTGGTGCTGGGCAAGGCGTTGGCCATGCTCAAGATCGGCCGGGGTCTGGCCAACATCGCGCGCGGTTCGGCCGGCGACCGGTCCAATATCGTGCAGCGGGTGTTCGTGACCAACGCGAATGACGGCGATGACGACGGGCTGGATCACGGCAAAGAAGGGAAGGGCGGAAAGGGCAAAAGCCCTGCAAGTCGGATGTCCCGTGGCATGAAAGTGGGCGGGGCGCTGGGGGTGGTCGGTGCCGGCATTCAGGTGGTGGACACTTACCGGAACGCCACCACCCGTGACGAAAAGGCCGAAGGCTACGGTGGCGCGGTAGGTGGGCTCATGGGGGGCGTGCTCGGCGGCGCGGCAGCCGGTGCGGTTTTAGGCTCGATCGTCCCCGTGGTCGGTACCACCATTGGCGGGATTATCGGCGGCATGCTCGGGGCGTGGGGCGGGGGCGAGATAGGGGCGACCATGGGCAAGGCGTTATTTGGCGGGCCGGACACGTCTGCCAAAGCACCGATCGGCATCGTTCCTATGGCCGCCGGCCAGGGGGTGGGCGCGGTCGTGCGCTCGATGGACAGCGCCCCCGCCGAGCCGGTCACGGCAGCGGCATTAATGTCGAGCACGGCAGCGAAGACACCCGAGTGGCCGAAGGTCGATCAGCAATTTACCTTCGCCCCGGCCCCGGTTTTTCAGGTGCAGGGTGATGTGAAAGACCCGGCGCAGTTCGTCCGGGAAATGATGCCTTACCTGCGGCGCCAGTTTGACGACTTCGCTCGGGAAGCGCGCGACCGCCAGTTGTTTGATGCGCCCCATGTGGGCTAAGGAAGTGTTATGGCGGATGAAAAGACCTACCTGCAGCACTTGCAGGGCGGGCTCAAGTACATGGTCGATGCCGGTGAAGCCGGGCGCACTGACATCGAGTCGATGACCGGGCCCATGAATGGTGCACTCAATGAAATCAGCGGGGCGGCCGATGCGCTGGAAGGTTTGCCCTTTATCAGCGAAGACCTGAGCGACAAGACCCGGCGTCTGCAGGATGCAATCAACTCGGCGCAGGCCAAGATCGGCAAGGTCGCCAGCTACTACAACCAGACTCAGCGCGCGTTGGCGCAGTTTGATGAGCACTTTTCCGCGTTGACTGAGCAGATCGGCCGGTTTGGCGCGGCATTCAACAAGGTCGCCGGCAAGGCCAATGCCGCGTTGGGCAACATCCTGCCCACGGAATGGTTTGCTGGCGACATGACGCCGATTCCGGACGCGGTGAAGCCGTTCCCGCACCTGCTGATCATCTATCCGCTCAAGGCCAACGAGCGGCCGTATTACTTCAACCTGGACACGGCGGCGTTTGACGAGCTGCGCCGGCAGACTTCGTTTCGCTGGGCGGCGCAGGAACGCCTGACCCGGCGTCCGGCGCAGCAGGCCGTGGGGCAGGGCGAGGAGAAAATCACCATCAAGGGTGCGATCTACCCCAGCTACAAAGGCGGATTGAAGCAATTGGATACGCTGCGCAGTATCGGCGCCAAGTTGCTGCCGCTGAACTTGACCACCGGTTACGGCGAGGTGCTGGGCAACTGGTGCCTGACCAACATCGACGAAGAGCAAAGCGCTTTGCTGCCCGGCGCCATTCCGCGCAAGCAAGGCTTTTCATTGGAGTTTGTCCGTTATGGCGACGACTTGCAGAACAGCTGACGGGGATCTGCTCGACACCCTGTGTCACCACTATTACGGCCACCTAAACCGCAGTGTCGAGGCGGTGCTGGCGGCCAATCAAGGACTGGCCGATGAGCCGCAACCGTTCCGGGCGGGTGTATTGATCACGCTGCCGGATCTGGTGATCGAGCCCGACAGCGTGATTTCACTCTGGGATTGATCCCATTACCCAGCCCGCTCAGTGCGGGCTTTTTCTTGCCTGGAGTACCACGATGCAACCGCTGTTTCGTATCGTCGCCGACGGCGCCGACATCACCACCTTGATCAACGATCGGTTGGTGTCGCTGCAACTGGCCGACCGGCCCGGGATGACCTCCGATTCGTTTGAGATGCGCATCGACGATCGTGACGGCGCGGTGTCGCTGCCCGTGCGTGGCGCGAGCATCGAAGTCTACCTGGGTTATGCCGGCGCCGACCTGACGCGCATGGGCCGCTACACCGTGGACGAGGTGGCGGTCTCCGGCCCACCGGACACGCTGGTGATCAGCGGCAAGGCCAGCGACATGCGTGGCAGTGGCAAAACCACGCGCAGTGGCAGTTGGGAGGACGTCAGCCTGGCGCAGATCGTCGGCGACGTGGCCGCGCGCAATGGCTGGCAGCCGTCGTGCCCGGTCGACACCCGGGTGCCGCGCATGGACCAGCTCAATGAATCCGACTTCAACTTCATCACCCGGGTGGCCAAGAAGCACGACTGCACGGCCAAGGTGGCCGACGGCAAGCTGCTGGTCTTGCCGCGACAAGGCGGGCAGAGCGCCAGTGGCAAGGACTTGGGTGTGATCACCTTGCAACGCAATGACGTGACCCGCTGGCAGTTTCGCTTGAGCGACCGCAGCGCGCATCAGGGCGTCAGCACCCAGTACCAGGACCCGGTCAGCGGCGAGCTACTCATCTCGCACCTGGACAATCCGAATGTGCCCGAGGGGCTGCCACCGGTGCATACCGATCGCCATATCTATCCGGATCGCACGGCGGCCGACGAAGCGGCCAAGGCGCGCCTGGCGGCGTTCAATCGTTCGACCGCCTCGGTGCGCCTCGACCTGCCCGGGCGGACCGACCTGTTTGCCGAAAGCATGGTTGAGACGCAAGGCTTCAAGCGCGGCCTCGATGGCGAATACCTGGTGGAGTCGGTGGATCACACCTTCACCCCGTCCGGGTGGACGGTGTCGGTAGAGTGCAATGGCGGCAAGGAGGGTAAGGCCAAGGCCTCCGGCAAGCCGCAAAAAGTCGTGCTTGAAGTGCGGGATTGATCGCCCGGGCGCATGAGTCATCCCGAGTCAAAGGTTTCAAAAATTAAAGTAAAAGGAGCGGCCAGTCTGGATGCGTCAACATCCCAGCCTGGCCACCGTCCCCGCAGATTGTCCCTGCAAGTCCCGCCAAGGCTCCTGCTCTGTGCACAAAGCAGAGCCAGCCTAGCACCTGTTTATTTATACAGTAAAGGTCTTGCTATCCATGTCTACCCCTATCATCCCTTGGATGGGCGGCAAACGCCGCCTGGCCGATCGCCTTATTCCGCTGTTTCCGCCGCATGAATGCTACGTCGAAGTCTTTGCCGGCGGTGCCGCGCTGTACTTCATGCGGCCCCAGCCAGCGCCCGTCGAAGTGCTAAACGACATCAACGGCGACCTGGTGACCTTGTACCGCGTGGTGCAGAACCACCTCGAAGAGTTTGTGCGCCAGTTCAAATGGGCGCTCAGTTCGCGTCAGGTGTTCGAGTGGCAAAAGATGACCCGCCCGGAAACCCTCACCGACATCCAGCGCGCTGCCCGATTTTTCTACCTGCAGCACCATGCCTTCGCCGGCAAGGTCTCCGGGCAGACCTTCGGTACCGCGACCACCACCCCGTCGATCAACCTGCTGCGCATCGAAGAAAACCTCTCAGCCGCGTGGCAACGTCTCTCTGGCACCTACGTGGAGAACCTGCCCTGGTTGGAATGCGCCGAACGCTACGACCGTGCCCATACCTTCCACTACATGGATCCGCCGTACTGGCAGACCGCAGGCTATGGGGTGGATTTTCCCTTCGAGAACTACGAGCGCATGGCTGATTTCATGAGTCGCTGTAAGGGCAGGGTGATGGTCAGTATCAACGACCACCCACACATCCGCCGGGTGTTCAAAGGCTTTCATTTCGAGACGCTGGATATCCGCTACACCACGACCAACCAGCGGCAGGGCAAGGCTGAGGTCAGTAGTGAGTTGGTGATCATGAACTGGGAGCCCGCCGCGCTGGGAAGCCTGTTTTGAAATATCTGCTTCCGACGCTGAACTGCCCTTCGCCGAGGGCAGCCCACGGCCAAAAACGGACGGTCGCGAATGATGGCTTGCGAGTAACAGACATCGAGAAAACGGGGAACAACTATAAAGTCCATGTTATATTAGAAAGTATCGATATTCTGATTGCTTATCGAGGTCAGATTTTTTCAACTCGCGAGTTGAGCTAAGACAAACCAACTCAGTAATGGTCTAGTAAGGGATTCTCATGCCGGAAGTAACCACCATTGCCGCCGTAACATCCGTTGCCCGTTTACTTACACCGATTTTAAATAGTGTGTACGGGGCTGCGAAAGGCTCAGTTAAGAGCCGGTTGCAGAGCTGGAAGGCAGGCGAGGATCTTGATAAAATTTCTGAGTATTACGTTCGTCTGGCCAGTGTCAAGACCATCTTTTCTCGAGATGAAGCAATACCCATTGATTCATTCTACTATCCATCACGTGTATCATTTAAAAGTCGACGCAAATTAGTAAATGGTTTAAAAGATTTACCCGCCGGGTGCGTCGTCGTAGAAGGGGTGGTAGGGCAAGGCAAATCTATTTTTATGCGACACTTAGCAACATCTATCCTTTCTGAAAGCGCCGAAAAACAAATACCAATTTTTATTGAGCTTAGAAATGTAAGCAGTAAAAATTCGTTAAGAGCTTTAATTTGGCAGGCATTGAAAGCGATAGGTGTTGATGCAGACGAAGAGGTTTTTAGTTATCTTGTAAAAGAGCAGAAATTGGTCCTTCTGCTAGATGGATTTGATGAGCTTTTAGAAGACTCGATTAGTGACGTACTTGTAGAAATTAATGATCTAAAGAATATTAACTCCGGCTTGAAAATTATTGTATCTTCACGCCCTCAGAATGCAATTCAAAACGTTACGGATTTTAAGGTTGTAACATTAGAGCCGCTTAAAGCTGCTGATCACGACCCGTTCCTGAGAAAGTTAGGAGTTGATTCTCATAGGAGGGTTGAATTAGTGGCTGCAATCAAAGATAGTCCGAAGGATATTCAGGACTCTATCAGTACGCCGCTGATGATGTCTATTGTGGTGTTAGTGTATGAAAGCGTCAAACAAATACCACCTTACTTATCGGATTTTTTTAGCGCTCTGTTTCATGTTGTGTTCACGCAGCATGACAGCCTTAAAGAAGCATTTCGACGTAAGCATCACACCGGCCTGTCGGAAAATAAGTTACAACATCTCTTTGAAGCATTTTGTTTTGTGGTTATGCAAAAATCTTATGGTCGCACCCTTAGTGTATCCAGGTTTCATGAGTGTTTTGAAAAGGCGCAGAAATATGTGCCGGACGCTAAATGCTCCGCAGATAGTTTCAGGGCTGATATTATTGGCGTGGCATGTTTGATGCTCGAAGAGGGGGTCGGTGAAGTAACCTTTTTGCATAAGGGTATATTGGATTACTTCGCGGCAGCTTTTGCCGCGCGCCTCGACACACTTTCGGAGAATTTTTATACCTCCATTTCATCTTCGTATAAAACCTGGAAGGTTACCTTGCAGTTTTTAGGGAAGATTGATCCCCATCGATATCTGAAGTATTACTTTCTTATTGTGGTTTGCGATGAGCTGGAAGAGCTGTCGGCCCTTCTTCAGAATGATGATGACGCCGAAATTGAAGCTTACGTAGCTGATTTGTTTAGTGATGCAGAAATTCGATTTAGTAAAAATATCGTAGAATATACGCTTCAGCCTAATTATAAAAATGAATTGACTGAATATGCAGCAAGCGCCTGTCGAGACGTAATACTTGGTTTTCGAGTGCATGAAAAAACAATCGCTGACTTTAAAGATTTTGCCTTGCATAGTCAAAAGCATATAAATATTGTCGATGGCGCAGCCGTATTTGGATTGGATGTTGCCTTAGAGATTTATGGGTTGGATTCGATACGTGACGCCTTAAAGGAGGTGGAGAATGAATTTTTTCGCCGGGTAGAGTTGGCAAGAAAGCAGTTGGAAGAGTTTGATAGTAGAGATGCGGAAATTGACATGAGCTTCGATTTGTAAGTTCGAAAATTCCACTTTTTAAATTAATGCTAGAGCTTGTTTTGTTGCAGTCTAGCATTTGGGCGGGCTTGGATTAATTGGGTGCTAAGTTTGTATTATATGCTCCCAATTAATCGAAATTAACAGCTATCGAGCTAGGCCATTCCAAGGGTGTACGGTTGCTAACGGTCAAAAGACGGATTGATCAAGGCTAGGCCAACGACAGCCTTTGGCCGATTGCTGCCTGGTGCCACCTTCAGCTTGGGTCGATTGCGATCGCCATCAGTCGTACCATTCCAAGCAATTCGTGCGTTCAATGAAGGTACGCAAAACCTTGTCACAACCGACAACAAGGTGATGATCACGAAATCCTTGAGGTGACTTAGCTCCATGGAAAAGATTACATCGGATGCAATAGATGGTGCGAAGTAGCTGCTGCCAGGTTGGGATGCTACCCGCAATCCATCCCTGCGGTTCGTGTTTAATGCCCTCGCGTGCAACCGCTACCCACAGTTCGTGATCCCCATAATTTCGGAAGGCATCTCGACCTAACTTTCGGTTTACGTCACGAACATTAAGCACCGGCCACATTGAAGCCAAAGTTGATATGTCACTGCGAAAATCCGCGTCCTGCTCCATCAGAGCATCATACGCGTCAGTAAGTCGTACATGATTGGCGAATGCAGCAATCATCTGAGCATCGGTGTGGAGGTCTGTTACGCATTCCATCCAACCATTAAATCCCATCCATAGAGTCATGAAAGATGAAAATGCAGAGCGTTCTTGGGCATCAGCGTTGATGAGTTCGCGTGCGAGATCAGCACTTTCCGGGTTGAGCACTCTGAAATTACTGAAAGTAACCACGAAAACTCCTTTTAGAGACAGGCTTAAAATTTTAATAATATTAGGAACGCGATTTTCGTTCCGATCTTGACTGTCAAACTGCTCTAAAGCGTTTTCATACAACCTCCGTCAATAGCAGGCCAGGCGTCGCAGCTTTTGTCAGGTATCCCAATCTTTTGCCCGTTTGCTTCTCTGTTTCTCAAGCACGTCCATAAAGCTCAAATTAATTCTTATGGTACTAACCAATGCACAGATCTGAAGGCCGCTTATGAAGAGAAGGCCGAATTGACAAGCTCCAACAACCCATATTTTTGAATTGAAGCCAAAGTTGCTTTCCATGGAGGTGAGGATCAATAGCATAACCGCCAGTATCATCGTTGCCGCTGATTGTACGATAACGCTAATAATCTCTTTGAGCCTTGCAGTGTCTTCACCCCCAGCTGAAAAATCGACATTAACCAGATTCTCGCCCTTAAGCGTCTTCAGCACGTTCGGGTAGAGAAACGCGACCCAAATGCTCATGATCGTAAAAATGGCACCTGCAATAGCAACAAGCAAGCTGAGTATGTTGGACACCGAGCTAGATTCTAGCTCAACACCAAAAAGAAGCATTAAGAGTGGAGCTGTCAGGCAGGCAATAAGTGCTTTCATGCAGTCGTCCTGGTAGCCGATGCGGCAAGCTCCGGTGCATCTTCGGCAGCGCTGGCGAGAGGTAAGTACGTATCCCGGGCTTCTGAGACCGCTTTGTAGAGCTGATCACAGCTGTATGCGTCGATGGTAGGCGGAAGTACGATGCGCTCCACTATCCGATGCTGCTTGATTGATGTGCCATTATCGTTTTCGTCAATGAAAATGATATCTGCCCATCCGTTTTCATCAAACCCAGATGAATAATTTATTAGCTCCTTCATCTGCTCAATAGACGGTGTCGCCTCCAGCTTTATTTCGACTTTGCGGACGTTGTCATCAGTTTCTTTCGCTTTTGGGAAAAATTTTGCAATGAAGGATTGAAAATAATTAAATATTTCAATGTTGGCTTTGTCGAGTCCATTTTTATCGGAAACTGATGCCTCCATCTCTGCATTCTTTGCTCCATCGCTAACGGTGACCTCATTGCGCAGGAGCATGTATTTGGTCGTCTCGCAGATTCGCTCTAGGTGCTCTTCGCTCGTTTTGAAGATTTTTATATTGGTAGTAAATCTGTAAAGCAGATTGTACGTTTCTGGGCTTGAAGGTGTGCTGAAAGCGATCCTGGTTTCTGAGTCCCCAGGCTGGCGCGAATTATAGCCGGAAAATTTTAGTCGATACCTAACACAGTAATTCACCCACTTTTGCATCAGCTCCGAATCGCATTTCGAGTCGTCAAACTTTACAGAAACAACCATATTTTTATCCGGGACAATCCAGTAATAGCATGGATGTCCCCAGACGTAGTTTTCGCCGGTGCTCGATGCGCCATTTGTGATGTAGTTACCTGTCGGACGTCCATCCGTCCCGAGTTCTAAACCGCGGAATCCTCGTGTATCGGTTGGGTCGTGCTTCCACAGTACAACCATGAAGTCGCCATTTGGAAATTCTTTGATTTCTCGGCAGTAACACATAATTGGGTCGTTGCCGGCCTCACCCTTGCTGGGCCAGGGAGCCGTCTCTTTAAAGCCCCGACCTTTCACCCACTCCACAAGTGCCCGGAAGACCTCAGTGGTTCCAAGACCATGATTTTTAGAAATAAGCTCCTCTCCGGAGGATTTTCGTTGTACTCGATACAGCCCACTGCGCTCGATTTCAAAGAAATTGAGATAACCATAGTTGTGTTCGCGCTTGAGCTTTGACATCAAAAAAACCTACTTCCTTGAATTTCCATGGTAGAGAGTACTGAACCGCTCAGTAGTCCATTTAGGCCATCGTACGAAGGGTGCATGAGAAGAGAATTCGACCGTCGGCTCATCTGATTATATGCATCGATAGCTACGACCCGAAAGGTAACTGTTCATTGGGCCTTGCTCGCATAAGGCTAATGCAGCAGGGATGGCGCCTAGAAAGCGAGGTGAGCATCCGCTGGAAGTCGCAAACAACCTATCCTGACCGCGATATCCTGGCCGATTGCAGTCACTCCGGGGTCATCAGCACTGCGAGCGACATCTTGATGAACTCCTCATTCCGGTCAATCGCGACTAGGGCGCCACGCACGTTTTCTGCAACGTCTGCCGAACCGCGTTGCTCGATCCATAGCGTGAGTTCCATGATGGCAGCCTCTAGGGCGAGCTGATTTTCGTTGATCTTGAATAGCAGGGATGGGAGTAGATCTGTGCTTGGCATTGTGAATTCTCCGTGGAGATTTCAGCTTAGCAGCAAAATTCTGGCTGGTTAGCAGTGGAGCTGGCAGGACGCCTGAAGAAGGGAAAAACGGAATAGTTTTGTAACGCCTACCTAAAAGTTTTGTAACGCTCAGTGGGCAAAGGGATTTTTTCCAATCCCCAGAAACGAAAAAGCCCCGAATAATCAGGGCTTTTTCGTATAAAGATGGCGGAGGCGATGGGATTCGAACTCATGGACCTGTTACAGTCGACGGTTTTCAAGACCGTTGCCTTAAACCACTCGGCCACACCTCCGTTTGCGTTGCGGGCGCCATAATA